GGCTTGCATGCCCATAGTGGCGCGGGTAGTCCTTTTGATGGATTAGGATATCCAGCTGAACACATGGACTTTGCGCATGAGAATGGCGATGATGCTTTAGCGCTAACAGACCACGGTAATATGAATGCGCTAGCGTATCAAGTGCAGCATTCCAAACAAATGCAAAAAGATGGAAAGAATTTTAAGCCAATTTTTGGAGTGGAAGCATATTTTCTTCCAAGTCTTTCCGAGTGGAAAAAGGAATACGACAATGCAAAGAAGGACAAGAAAAAGCAAAGGACACTTGACAAATCTCGATCGGCAACAACGATTGAAGATGAGACTAATAAACAATCAATAAAAAACATTCTTAATCGTCGCAGACATCTTATTCTTTTAGCACAGAATCAAACTGGATTAAATAACATCTTTGAGATGGTTTCTAAATCATTTTCACCAGATAATTTCTACCGTTATCCAAGGATGGATTATTCGATGCTCAAGGAGCACAACGAGGGCGTTATCGCGGCTTCTGCGTGCCTTGGCGGCGTATATGCTGGGAACTACTGGGAGAACAAAGAAAACGGCTCTAACGCGATCCTAGGAGCGTTACGTGATACAACAATGAGAATGTTGGACATCTTTGGAGATCGCTGGTATGGAGAGCTTCAATGGAATAACATTCCAGAACAGCACGAGCTAAACAAATACATCATTCAAATCCATGAAGAGTTTGGTATTAATTTAATATCGACTGCCGATAGTCATTATCCAAACCAGCATGCATGGAAAGACCGCGAACTTTATAAGCGCCTAGGGTGGGTAGGCAAAGGCGGCTTACCTTCATGGATGGGCCCAGAACTTCCCGCAGGGATTGACGAGATCGGGTATGAGTTATTTCCAAAAAATGGCGCTCAAATGTGGGAGTCTTATAAGAAATATTCAGAACAATGTGGTGTGAACTATGATGATGATTTGGTTAGACAATCGATTGAAGAAACACACAATGTTGCGCACAATAGGATTGATACATTTTTACCAGATAGCACTGTGCGACTTCCAGATTTTGTCGTACCATCGGGGAGAACAGCAACTGGAACTTTAACTCAACTTTGTTTGGACGGCTTGCGTAATACAAATCTACATTACGACAAAGAATACATCGATCGTTTAAAGGAAGAGCTAGAAGTTATCGATGATAGAGGATTTAGCAAGTACTTCTTAACAATGAATGCAATTGCCAATCAAGCAAATGAAGTTCAACTTACAGGACCCGGCAGAGGTTCAGCGGCTGGATCTTTAGTCGCCTATGTTCTTGGAATTACTCAAGTGGATCCGATCAAATACAATCTTTTGTTTTCGCGTTTCTTGCGAAGGGATGCAAAAGATTATCCAGACATTGATTATGATGTGTCAGATCCGATGGAACTGAAAGAATTATTAATTGAAGAATGGGGAAAATCAACAGTTGTTCCTATTTCGAACTTTAACACCTTGCAATTGCGCTCTCTAATTAAAGACATTGCAAAACTTTATGAAATTCCTTTTACTGAAGTTAATCCTGTAACTTCGCGCATGTTAAAAGAAGCTACGCCGCTGGCCAAAAAGAAGCACGGAATTAAAGCCGGCGTGTACACTCCAACATTTGAAGAAGTGATGGAATATTCAGATTCTCTTAGAATATTCTTGAAAAAATATCCTGCTGTTGCAAAACATATCAATGTTTTATATGGACAGGTGAGAGCGGTTTCGCGCCATGCCGGCGGAATAGTGGTTGGAGAAAATCTCAATCGTTACATGCCGCTGATCAACAGTGGAGGAGTTACGCAAACGCCTTGGTCGGAAGGGCAAAACGTCCGTCATCTTGAGCCCATGGGTTTTATTAAATTTGATATTCTTGGATTAGCAACTCTTAAAATGATCGAGGGTGCGATAACACACATACTCAAACGACATCATGGAGTTAACAATCCCACATTCAAGGAGGTTCAAGATTACTACAACGAATATCTTCATCCTGGTAAGATTAATTTAAACGATCAAAAAGTTTATAAGAATATTTTTCATAAAGGCAAATGGGCTGGCATATTCCAGTTCACTGAAGAGGGTTCGCAAAAGTTTTGCACAAGAGCGAAACCAAAAAATATAATTAACATCGCTGCAATTACAGCGATTTACAGGCCTGGACCATTGAGCGCTGACGTTGATAAATTATATGTCGAAGCTAAGGACAACCCGGGTAAAATAAGATACGGCAACGACATTGTAAAAGAAATCACAAAAGAAACTTACGGCTTTCTAATTTTTCAAGAGCAAATCGCGCTGCTTGCGCACAAGCTCGGAAAAGATATCAGTTTGGATGAGGGCAATACGCTTCGCAAACTCTTTACAAAAAAGGGAACTGGAAAAACAAAAGCACACAAAACTAAAATAAAACTTAAGTTTACTGAAGGGTGCCTTGAGAAAGGACTATCAGAGAACTGGGCGAACAAGATGTGGCAAAAGTTTGAGTTTTTCTCAGGCTATGGTTTCAATAAGTCCCACGCTGTATCTTATTCAATTATTTCCTACCAGTGTGCTTGGTTGTTTAATTACTATCCAGCTGAGTGGGTTGCTGCGTTTCTTGATAAAGAACCAGAGTCTAGGAAAGAAAAGGCAATTAATCTAGCAAAGAAGTTTGGCTTTAACATTGAACCACTCGATATTAATAAGTCGTCCGCTGTGTGGGAAATCACTGGTGATGATAAAAATCTTATTCAACCATTAACTTCTTTAAAAGGTTTGGGAGATAAAGCAATTGAACAAATAATAGATAATCGACCTTTTGTTACTATAGAGAATCTTTTATTCAACGAAGATATAATTTATTCTAAGTTAAATAAAAAAGCGCTTGATGTTTTGGCTAGGAGTGGGGCGTTGAATTCTTTAGTCGATGAACGGTTTTCCGGTCTTAAACATTTTTGGACTGCGGCAGTTGTCGACAGGCCAAAGAATTTAAAAAGATTCAATGAAAATATTGAACTTTATAAACCGGAAGGAGAGTTTTCTAATGAAGAAAAAATTGAAAATCTGGTATCATTAACAGGCATCTTTCCGATGGACTTAGTCGTAAATGATAATATGTTGCAGGATTTGAAATATCATCAAGTCCCAGCGTTAGGGGAGTGGGATAATGATCTTGGTGTAGCGTGGTTTATTCCAAGAGAGGTTATTGAAAAGAAGACAAAGAATGGAAAACCTTATTGGATAATAAGAACAATCGATAACACTTCAACGTTTAGCAGTATTAAATGTTGGGGAGTTGATTCGAGGAGAGACACAATTCATCTTAATCGACCCTACATGAGTAGGTTGGACTATAGTGAGCAATGGGGTTTCAGCACGAGATCAATTAAATATAATTTTAGACTATTGGGGTAAAATAACAAATGAATTTAAAAGTATATTGTATTAGACCAGAAGCAAAAGTACCTGTCAGGGCATATCAATCTGATGCTGGGATGGATTTATTTTATTGTTCAAACGGAGAACAAAACAATGCCTTAATAAAAGAAGAAGGTTTTCCCATTTCACCAAAAGAATCAAAGCTTGTTCCTACTGGTATAAAGGTAGAAGTGCCATACGGTCATATGCTTGAAATCAAGAACAAGTCCGGTATCGCTTTTAAAAGACAATTAATTGTTGGCGCATGTGTCGTGGATTCGGGCTATAATGGAGAAGTGTACGTTAATTTGCATAACATTGGATTAACCACTCAATATGTTCGACCAGGGGAAAAAATCGCTCAGGCAGTTTTAATTCCTATTGTGCATTGTGGCATCGAAGAAGTGCTTGAAGATAATTTAAACAGACATGGTCATAGGGGCATCGGCGCTTTTGGCTCAACAGGAGATAGATAAGATGAGCTTTAAATATATGCTAAGACAAGGTGATAAAGGTCAAGAAGTTGCACGACTTCAATCAAAAGTAGGCGCTAGAGTAGATGGTGACTACGGCCCCAATACCAAATTTCAGGTGGAGAACTATCAAGAAAAATATCAGGAACTAGAAATAGATGGCATTGCTGGTCCAAAAACTCTTGGCTTGTTGGGGATTGAAGTGTTGCCAGGTATCGATCTTTCAAGTTGGAATGGCGCGGTTGACTTCAAAAAAGTTGCAGATGCAGGAATTAAATATGCATGGGTAAAAGTAACTGAAGGGCAAACACATATAAATCGCGAATGGGCCCGTAAATTTAAAGAGGCGAGAGACAACGGCATAATTGTGGGGGGATATCATTTTGGCCGATCGGATCACAACGTATATGACAACCCCCAATATGACGCTGAAAAAGAAGCCGAACATTTCTTGAGCGCTATGGAGAATGTTGGAATTTGTTCCGGCGATTTGGTACCAGCTTTAGACGTTGAAAAGGGAATGAAAACCGACGATCAGTACAATGTAGAATGGTGCTTGAAGTGGCTTGAAGTTGTCGAGAAGCAGCTTAGCTGCAATGTAAAACCTATTGTGTATACTGCAAAATGGGCATGGGATCTATTTCTAAGGAAGGCAAACAAAGAAGATCTTCAAAAACTTACACAATATCCAATTTGGTGGGCTTCTTACAATAAGGGAGTTGAACCAAAAAGAAATGTTTGTGGCTGGAAAGAGTGGGATGTGTGGCAACACGGAAGTGACGGTGCGGTATCGGGAATTCGAGGAAAGGTAGATGTAAATTGGTTGGCCGGCGGGCAACTGGACAAATTGAAAGTAACATGAGTTTTAGTAGAAAATTACGCAGAGCCCAGGCTGGCAAAGCAAAAAAGTTAGCTGAAAAAGAATTAGCGATGAAAGTTGCTTTGTTTGGAAAAATACCCGATAAATGCTTGACATGTGAAGAATTATTTGATAAAACTAATAAGGAGATGGTTACGACATGGAGCGTCGTTGTGCGTGAAAAAGAAGACGCGGTGCGTTTGTATTGTCCAACGTGTTGGAAGAAGGCTGTTCAAATTATTGAAGATTTTAAGAAGCGCGTAGAGGAAAAGAATGGATGACGATCATATAAACCGTCCCAAACATTACAACATTAACTGGAAGGGCGAACAAGCTATAGAAACATATACATACATTCGCTCTTGGAAAATGGACTATCCAGAAAGCAATATTATTAAATATGTAACTCG